TCTTACAAAAATATTATTACGTCATTAATCAATAGACGTACACAATTACGAGTTAACATTATGGCTAACAAGGATTTGTTCAAGCAAGCTATTGCTGATGCAAAATCTGTTCGTGAGGCTGCTATCGCTAACGCTAAAGCTGCTTTAGAAGAGTCTATCACTCCAGAGTTGAAAGAACTTTTAGCTCAACGTCTCCAGGAAATGGAAGAAGAAGTTGAGGAAGAAGTAATCGCTGAAGAAGAGGCTATTGAAGAAGTAGAAGAAGTAGTTGCTGAAGAAGAAGCAGAAGACGAAGAAGCTGAGGATGATTCAGAAGAATCTGAAGACGAAGCAGAAGATGATGCAGAAGGTGAAGAGCCTGCTGGTGATGAAGAGATCGCTGACAGTGATATGACTGTAGATGATCTTAAAGATATGATTCGTGATATCTTATCTCAAGAAATGGGTGACATGGACGGAGAAGAAGATGGCATGGAGGATGACATGGAAGCTGATGTTGAAGCAGATGATATGGCTGGTGCCGATATGACTGCTGCTGACGATGAAGAAATTAACTTAGAAGAGTTGATGGCTGAATTAGCTGAAATGGCAAAAGATGAAGAAGTGATCGCTGAAAATGAAATAGAAGAAGGAGATTACGGAATGGAAGAAGAAACAATGGAAGAAGGTCTTAAAGACTTTGCTAAGAGAATCTGGAACGACCCAAATATGCTTGGTGCTATCATTACTGTAGATGGTAAGAAAATCTCATTAAAGGATTTTGCCGAAGAATACCTAGCAGCCGGAGCCCCATCAGATGTAGGTCCAAAAAGCACTAAGACTCCTGGTTCAGGTGTTTCTGAAGCTGATTTAAACGAAGCTCTAGAAACTATCCAAACTCTTCAAAAAGAACTCAACGAAACTAACTTGTTGAACGCAAAATTGTTATACGTTAATAAGGTATTCAAAACAAACAACCTTAACGAGAGTCAAAAGGCTAACGTTATCGCTGCTTTCGATAAAGCAGAGACTGTAAAAGAGGTTAAGTTAGTATTTGAAACAGTTAGTGAAAATATTCCTTCTGGTAATAAGAAAGAAGTAGTTAGAGAGGCTAGAGGCTTTGCTTCAGCAGCTGTAGGTAAATCTGACAAACCAGAAGTAATTACTGAAGCTAACCAGGCTGTATTACGTATGCAAAAACTTGCAGGAATTATTAAATAACATTTGTTAAAAAAATTAATCATGGATTTAAACAATCTTTTAAACGAATCAGCAAACGGCTTCAAGAGCCTACAAGCTGATGCCGCTAGATTGGCTGAAAAGTGGACCGCTACTGGTCTTTTAGAAGGTCTTTCTAACGAGCAAGAACAAAACTCTATGGCTATGATTCTTGAGAATCAAGCTAAAGAATTAATCAAGGAAGCTTCTCAGACTGGTACTGGTGGTACTTTCAACGCTGCTGGAGGTGAGCAGTGGGCTGGTGTAGCTCTTCCATTGGTAAGAAAGGTATTCGCTCAAATCGCTGCTAAAGATTTCGTATCTGTACAGCCTATGAACTTGCCTTCTGGTCTAGTATTCTATCTAGACTTTAAGTACGGTACTGCTACTAACGGTAGAGCTGCTGATGAAAACATGTACGGTAACGTATCTACTGCTAACAGTAAATTAGCTGTTGATACTGATGCTGATGGCGGTCTTTACGGTGCTGGTCAGTTCGGGTACTCTATCAACCAAAAAACTCTAACTGTTACTGACAGTTCAGGTTCAGCTACTTCAGCTTCTATCAACTACCAAGACGGTACTAACCCAAGCGATTACGCTACATATACTGTAGATATGAGCTCAGTAGAGTTTGATAGCAAAGGTGTTAGAGCATTTAGACTTCTTTCTGGTTCTGCAGACTTGACTACTAACCCTGAGTTAACTACTGTATCTGGTGACAACGTAACTTTCGTTGCTTTAAAAGCAACTATTGACGCATTAACCGGTGCTGACGGTAACTCAACTGCTGTTACTTACCACTTAGCACCACTAGACAATGCAAGAGGTGACTTCGAGGACGGAACTGCTGCTAACGGTACTATTTCTATCCCAGAAATCAACGTAGAACTTGCTTCTGAAGCAATCGTTGCTAAGACTCGTAAGTTGAAAGCACAATGGACTCCTGAATTCGCTCAAGACTTGAACGCTTACCATAGCGTAGATGCTGAAGCTGAATTGACTTCTATCTTATCTGAGTACATCTCTATGGAGATCGATCTTGAGATCTTAGATATGTTGATCCAAGACGCTGCTACTACTGAAAGATGGTCTGCTGTATCTAACAAGAACTGGCTAACGGTGCATGGTCTACATCAGGTGCTGGTGAAGGTGGTTTCTACAACACTCAAGGTCAGTGGTTCCAGACTCTTGGAACTAAGATCCAGAAAGTGTCTAACAAGATTCACCAGAAAACTCTTAGAGGTGGTGCAAACTTCATCGTTTGTTCTCCAGAGGTTGCAACTATCTTAGAAAGCATTCCAGGATACGCTGCTCAAACTGACGGTGACAAAATGGACTTCGCAATGGGTGTACAGAGAGTAGGTAGCTTGGCTAGCCGCTTCAAAGTATACAAAAACCCTTACATGACTGAAAACGTAATGTTGATGGGTTACAGAGGATCTCAGTTCTTGGA